ATACCCTGATCGTTGCCCTTCGAGCCGACGTTCACGCCGTCGCCAGCGTGCCAAGCTCGGTTGTCAGGGTCAACGATGCAGGCCACGCGACCGGCTTCCGCGATGTAGTGTGCTGACGCGCCACGGTTCGGGTCGCACAGGGTGTTGATAACTGCCTCGAACGCGGGGTGATTGCTCGGGTCATCCCACCAGTGGATGACGATGTAGTGGATGCCGTAGGGGCGTCCACTGGTGTAGTTGGGACTGTTGTACTGCGTAATATCCTGATAGGTCATTGTTTTCTCCTTTTCAGAGGGTCAGCGCGTACCAAACCATGATGAAAAGCTTGAGAAGATTGGCGGCGTTGATGATGATAGCGTATGCTCCCAGCACGATAGCGCCGACCAGTACGATTGCTAGGAGTATCAGGGCTATGAGTTCGGTTCGGCGCATGGTTCCAGTATATCAACTGGGCCGATAATGCCCATTATGGACAAAGCGATGGAACGTGGAACATGAACCGGCTCGGCTAGTCATTGTCTCCGGCCAGTTCCTCAAGTGACGCGATACGGTCGCGTAGATCATCGGGCAACGACGGTTTAGGATGATTCTCCAAAAATTCAGGTTCGATAATCTCGCAGAATTGTGACAACCAGTGGCCCAACGCGCGAATATACCCAGTCTCAAGATCAATCGTGTACTGCATCGTATCACGGTTTTTGATTAAAGCGCTTATTTTCTGGTCTTGGGCGTCTATCTGCTGTTTCATGTTCCCTTGCGCTGAGACTAGTGCCTGATATGCGCTGGTGAGGTCTGACCTACGGTTGGCTAGCCATGTTATGAGTCCTCCGAGAGCCACGCCGCCTACGCCGATGATTGCAGTGAGAATATCAGTCATAGTCTCTATTTTAGACCGTGGCCGATAATGCTCATTATGTCAGAAGCGACAGCTCGTGGGAAGCTGAACCTGAAGACCGTTGGTATAGATTCGACCTGAAATTCCAAAACGAATCGTCGTTCACTCCGATTGCATACGGCGGGGGAAGCAGTATTTTCTGGCACCCGAAACTGCGGTTAATCAGCGTAAAGTTGGCTTCGTTTATCTCCAATGTCGGCGTGAATACGTACAACGTATATTTGCCAAAAACTGGGACTTTCGGCGTATCAGAGTCCGTTCAACTTGGTCAGGCGGAGTTCGCGAATTTCACCGGACGAGGCTTTGAGTTGACTTTGAACGGCAACTACGCTGGCTCAATCTTGGTAGGCCCACAAATGTCAGCCAATGACGTAATCCGTCCGTTGGGAAGCTTCGTCGTTCCGATTCCGAAGAACGTCGAGGTGCGAGCCACGGGCGGCACGCCACTATGATTCAAATCGAGTAATATTCAGTACTGCCTCTGAACAGGCCAGCAAACGCTACCGCTGCGAGCTTCTGAAGAACCACTGTCACCCATGTTCTTCACACTCACCACACCACGGGCGGTGATAACGAGGAAACCGGTATTGCTTCCACCGTTCGCAACCATCAGAGGGTTCGACATCTCGGTTTTCGGACGGTACGCCTCCCTAATCGTCTTACCCCATTGAGCCGAATCCCACGAACCGGAACCAATTTTCACGGAATTCACTTGAACCGCGCACGATGATTCTCCGTAGATGACGGTTATCTTTCCGCCACTCCATGACTCACTCACGGTTTCAAAAACCGGCTTCCATGTGCCGAGCTCCATGACATAATGAGCATTATCGGCAATCGTTACAGCCTCCTGCCCGTTCATCGCGGTAATAGTGTTAAGCTGCTCAAGATCACGCGCCATCAGCACCGCGTTATTACGAATAATCGGAGCCACGTCCGACGCGACACCGGCGTTAACCTCGGCAATCACCAGACCATTGATATTCGAGTCAGGAGTGCCAGCGGTGAACACTTCGAGTTTGCCGCGTGGAGTCGTACCATGCGACTGAGACGGGTCTTCAACAGTCACCGCGATCTTGTAACTGTTGGTGGAGTCCGCCAACTGCACTTCCGTATAGGTGGTTATGGCGTAGGTGTACGCGCCCAAACCATCCCACGGGCTGATGGTACCGCAATGAGGGTTGACCGTAACAGTCAGACCGCTCACCGTGACCAGAGGAACCGGGGAACCGTAACGAATGCCAGACAAACCGTTGAACACGGTACCATCGGACGGTACCAATAGAGGATTAATGGCGTGCCTGTAATCGTCCGCCGTATACTCCGGGGAACCGTTCAACGCGGTAAGCGGGTGCATGATAATAGCCATAATCAATCCTCCGAATCGTCTACACCTATTTTATCTTCGTTGGTGGATAGCGCTTCCACCTTAGCTTTGAGCGCGTCCAAATCATCCGCCACCTGCTGAGCGAGGCGAAGCGCCGCCACACCAAGCATGGGATAGTTGATGCCTACCAGCGTGCCGTCTTCATCGTATTCGCAGAAGAAACCTAAACCGTTTTCGTCCAAATCGTCGGCAATCATACCGACCAACGGCTGAGCGTCATCAAGATGCTGGTTCTTGTCATCCTTCATCAGATAGACGCACCATTTCACCTTGCGGAGCGCGTCAACAGGAATGTAGTCGTCCGCGTCCACGATATCGGTTTTCACCGCACGAATCGACTGAGCCGTTCCCATAGTGCCGTTGGACAATATCCACGCGGCCCGCCATTGGCCGGACGTAAACAAGTTGTTGTAGGCGTTGCCGGTACCAGTTCCTCCACGGTTCGGGGTCAATACCCCCCAGTTCCATTCCTGTGTTTTAGCGTCAATCTCGGAACGGGTGTAACTGTTGCGGGTGATGCTTTCCTGCACCCGCTGGTCAAGATTGTTCGTTAGCGTCTGCACTTCCTCATACATGGCCGTGATCTGATCGACCATAGGTTTAACGCTGTTGACGATGCTCGGCGGCAGCTCCTGCAACTGTCGTTTGATGTCCGAGAACTGGCGTGCCGTAGCGTCCGCGCTATCGAGACTGAACTTGAATTTGCTCGGCATTATCATTCTCCTGTTGCAATGTAGGCGTGATAGTCCACGACTGACTGAAATCAATCTCATACCCGATGATACGGGCGGTACCGTGATTATGGTTGGGGAAATGCTCGGCGTCTTTCTCCACCGTCCACGATATAAGGTCGCCCGGTTTCCACTCCTCATACACCATTGGAGCGGATAGCAGACTCAAGCCCATTGTGATGGTCTGGGTACCGTTCTGCATCTGCAACAACGAGGACTTGGCATGTTCGTTCAGCGTGCTCTTGTTCTTGATACTTGTAGACGGTTGGAACACATATTCGAGTCGAGGCCGGTGTGGCTGGTCTGCGATCATCCAATCGGACTGGGGACGGTCGCCCGCGTCAGCCGTACTCACTGCCACGACCGCGTTAGCACCGTACCCGTTTGTGTAATCCTCCAATAGGGTGAAAGTGGTCATAACGCTTTCATCGAATGTTGTGCTTGGCGTGGTGGAACCGATACGGTCAGCTACCGTCATGACCGGCTCATAATGACCGTCATTGATGGCCCGCCATGATGTACACCATTCAGGACCGTTCAACACGTTGGCAAGCTCCTGCAATACGCTTAACAGGGTCTTGTCGCTTTCAGCCTCATACGTGCGGTCACGTTTAATGCTACTCGGGGACGCTTCGACCACGAGATTGAAACGATGGTTTTCAAGCGTACTGGTTACGAGGTCTTCAACCATCTCGCACTGGTCACGATTCGTGTACGTGTGATCCTGCACATACACGTTATCGAGATAGTGTTCAACGGTTGCCAATGTCAACGTCAAACCGTCACCGCGCATTACCCGCTCTCGTTTGACCACGATACCGCCCCACAACACGGTAGATTCACGCACCAGTAGTATGGCGGACTGATATGGTGTGGTGGCTTCATCCCAATTGCGGGGAGCGTTGCGCCACGGGAGCGTAGCCGTTTCACTGGTCGTTTCCTCGAAACGATACGTCACATGGGTTAGTTGGAGGTCGGGGAGTTCGGCTATCACAGTGCCGTCATCCAATGTGACGGCAACGAACTGCAAGCCGGAACGCTGCCACAATACACGCGCCGTGTCAGAGTAGAGGCCGTTCGACTGCGGCAATCGGTTAGAGATAAAAGGCATTCAGACGCCTCCTTAAATGTAAGCCGGGTTGAACGATACCGTCATACGCGCGTTACTCGATAGTTCCTCGGCGCTAAACATCCAGATATTCTCACCGACCTCCGCGTAACTCCATTCGCGTCGTGTCACACTGCCACGTGCCGGGTCAGTGGAATCGATAAAAATCTCATGGGTGGCACCGTTGATAAGAATGTAATGGCCTTCGCCCAACGTGATGTCGAACGCCATGATGTGTCCGCTCGGCCTATGCTCAACCTGCGGGTTGACCACAGGCCCATCGATACGAATAGTCACCGGGCTCGGAGCGCTACCCGTGTTAGTGAGGCGCACGCTACCGGACACGGTTGTTTCAGCCCACACCCACGTTGACCCATTGCGCGTGTTGATGTCCTCGAAATGATAGGGGAATGTCATACCGCCTTGACTGTTTGGCAGACCAGTATTCCCGTTCACTGACTGCGTATCGTACAGATACGAGTCCAAAGAGGTCAAGCCGATACTGAATTTGAGAATGTTGACGCCAGCCCATTCCACCAATGGTGCGGAAGATGATTGCATGACCTGCACTTTACGGCTGATATTCCCCAACTCCACGACAAGCGACTGACTGGTGATATTAAACGACCGTTTGAACGAATCCCAAGCGTTGATACAGTTTTCCGTGCATTTGCCGATAATATGCCCCTCAATACTGATCGAGCGACCCTGAGCCACGGGAATATTGCTAAACCAACCGTCCGACCATGCCTTGTCTTTGGTTTGCAAGGTCGAGCCAACGCCGTCGAACAATCCTGAGACGTTCTGGAACGTTACGTGCCACTCGCAACCGTATGAGTCGGTTCCGTACAATGGGAACCCGTTCAGGGTAAGACGAACGTCGCGCGGGTCAAGAGTGAAGATAGCCATACCCTCAGTCTACCCGCGCGGCATGTCACACGTAATGAAAATTAATCACCCTCACGGTTTCCTGTGCCGCTGCGTTCGGGTCAAGCGCGTTCACCGTAATAGGCGCGCTCACACGCGGGCCACTGTTCGCGTTCAGCTTCACCGGATTAGATATGACTGGCATGGGCGTCACGATGGACGACGGCAGAAGAGAGTCCACCATGTCTTCCACCGGACGAGTGGCCGCACGCTCGTTCTCAGATACGCCACGTCCAAGACCAGCCGGAATCATCCGACCTATCTCACGGTCGAACACCTTCGACGGGGAATGAATACCCAGCATACTCTTGGCACCGTCGATGATACCGCTAACCGCGTTCTTGACTGCTGAGATGGCACCGCCGATGGAGTTCGTAATACCGTTAATCAGACCCTGAATAATGTTCTGGCCTGCGCTCAGCAACCATGATCCGGCTCCGCTGAACACGCCCATGATACGGCTCGGGATACTGGTGATGAAGCTCATCATCGAGCTAACGCCACTGCTGACAGCACTGGTAATGCCACTCCATGCGCTGCTTACGGCTCCACTGATACCGTTCCACACACTGCTGAAAATACCGCTGATACCGTTCAGGACGCTTGAGATGACGCCCGACACTGCATTGATGGCACCAGAAACGATACTTTTGATACCGTCCCAAACACTAGAAACGATATTCTGGATACCTTCCCAGACTCCAGACCAGTCACCGTTAATCGCGGCCAATACTGTGGTGATTATCGCGTTGATAACGTTCATAACGGATGTGACAACCGTTTGGATAAATGGAAAAACCGCGTTAATGACACCCTGAATCGCGGAACCCCACGATTGAAACACTGACTGAATCACCGGAAGCACCGCCTGAATCAACGCAGCGATGTTAGTGATCACCGGCGTTACAGTAGTAGCGATAACGCTCATGGTCTGGATGACGTTGCTCACCACGGTTGCCAATATTGGGGCGACTGTTTGAATTGCGGCCATGATGACTGGCATGACCGCGTTGCCGAGATTCTGTAAGGAACTCATAAGCGGTTGGAGCGCCGGGAGTAACTGCGATTGCACTATTCCCACCACCGGCTGGAAAGCGGTCTGGAACGTTGTGCCGATCTGTGAGAGAATCGGGCCGATAGTCTGCACCAGTCCCGTAAATACGCCGCTAAGACCACTGATGCCTTGCGCCAACATGCTGATACCGGAGGTCAACGGGCCTTTGAACTGGTCAAGAATCGTCGTACCCACGCCAACCACGGACGCTTCCAGATTACCCATCGCACCTTCGATAGTGCTGGTGCTGGTAGCGGCTTCTTTCGCGGCGTCCGTCATACCCAAGTCCATAATGGCTTGATTGAATTCCTCCGCGCTGATCTCACCATCCGCCATAGCGTCGCGGAAGTTACCGGTGTAAGCCCCGTTCTTCAGCATCGCTTCCTGAAGTTTGCCGGATGCACCGGGGATGGCGTCGGCTAACTGGTTCCAGTTCTCGGTTGTGAGCTTGCCTGCGCCAGCGGTCTGCGTAAGCACCATACCAACCGAGCTGAAAGTTTCCGCGTTACCACCGGCGACAGCGTTCAAATTACCTGCCGCTTCGGCTAGTTTGTCGAAGCCTTGTACGCCGTTCGCGGCAAGCTGAGCGGTCACGTTGCGAATATCACTGATGCTGTAAACGGTCTGGTCGGCGTAAGTCTGAGTGCTGGCAGTGAGCGCGTCAATCGTACCCGTATCCAGTCCGGCGAAGTTCAGCGTGCTTTTGAACTTGTCCGCAGAGTCGGAGGCTTCGATAATGTCTCCGGTAAGATCACCGATTGCGTCCACAGCCATGCCGATACCCGAAGAGACGAGACCGCCAACGGCACCGGCGACGGCACCGAACTTTCCGAAACCGCTGGAAGACTTGCCAGCCGACTTGTCAACGTCACCCAACGCTTCATCGGCCTGCCGTGCCGACTCTTCGATTTGACGGCTACCCGATTGAATATCCTTGACGCCAGCGTTCCAATCGCCGGTGTTGATCTCGGCGTCTAGGGTTAGTGTCGAGTCTGCCATCACACGTCCTTCCCGAGTTTTTCGATAATCGTGTTAATCCTGCGGTCGCCATGCTTGCTGAACGCGGCGGCGATGCAATCGAACGTCATGAGATATTGTTCCGCCAGTCGACGCCTTCGGATACGACGTCCCTCCCTAAGCAGGTTCATCATCAGAGAGGAATCAACCTTGTTTTCCAACACGTCGCGGATAGCCTGCCACCCATACAAGTCACCCAATTCGGCGAGGATATGAACGCTCGGAAGCGGCTT